ACCCTTGGTGGCACCTGCCAATATGATCTTAGTTATACTGTTTATAAATGTTCATTAACCAATGCAATGGTGTGGACACAAGCACAGTGCTTTGCCGTGTTCTGTGGCGGGTTTTCTTAAGGAGATATTAATATGCTTACATACGTTAACGCTATAGTTGAAGACGAAGTGGTTGCCCATCTTCCTCTTGCACAACTCCCCCCCGCCATGCAAGAAAGCATGGCTGCTTTGTTTTCTAGTGAACCCCGGTTTGTCCTAACTGCCGAAATGTTGCCAGTTGGGTCTAGATGGAATGGTACTGACTGGGTTGCTCCTGTAGAGTAACGCCATGACAACACCATGGCACGAATGGAAAAAGAAAAACAGCGAACGGCAGGCATCAGGGGTAGTTAGCCCTTTAGATTTTTTAAATCCTGATACTGATTATTCTTCTAATGAATTAGCAGAAAATCGTTGGAAAACCTGCAAAGAATGCCCTCACCTTATGGTTACAGCACAATGCGCCAAGTGCATGTGTCTAATGCCTGCTAAAGTTAGATTAAAGAATGCAACTTGTCCGGAAGGGAAATGGTAATGACAGAACGATTGCTTGCCGTTCCAGCAGGGACTATCTTGGATATCACTCGGGTTAGGTCAGTAACTTCTCACCGTCGTCGTGAAGAACAGCCACAGGTAAATCAGCCAGAACAAGACACTATTCCCGGCACAGGTTCTGGAGACCAGTAAAATATATCTATGGCTAAACTAACCCCACTTGAGCACACCGTTGAACTTGCAAGAAATTACTTGCGTGATTTTCCCAAGTTCTTTCAAGTATCTTTTGATGCTCTTGGGCGTACCTTTGAGTTAGGTCAGCCAAACATTGATGTTTCTACATTATGGATTGCTACTTCAGTAGGGTCGGTTGTAACACAACTAACAAGTTCCCAATATTCTCTTGATGCCCGTAATGGTATTTTACGCCTTACAAACACTCCAGCGAGTAACACTAAACTACTTGTTGAAGGTTACTACTATGAATGGCTTCTTCCCGCCGACCTTGAATTCTATTGCGTCCGCTCAATTAACTTTCACACCCCAACTATCAATGTTCCACTTGAGCAGGCTAATGCTGCTGTGCTGGACGTTATTGGTATTGGTGCACTGGTAGAAGCGCTTCAAGCATTGATGACTGAGTTTGCCCGTGACATTGACGTAATGACTTCAGAGTCAGTGCACATCCCCGGCTCACAGCGCTTCCGTATGCTTCAAAGTCTTTGCCAGCAATGGGAAGTTGAGTACCGTAAACATGCTAACAACCTCAACATTGGTCCTGAACGTATTGAGCAATTCAGCCTCCGCCGAGTTTCTCGTACTACCAACCGCCTTGTTCCCCTCTACAAGTCTAAGGAAATTGGTGAGTATGGGCCAATGGAACGTATCTTTGCTGAGGATATGGAAGGGCAAATCCTCATTACGGAGAAAGATGAGCCACTGCGTGAAGACGTATTTATTGACCTTGATCCTCCTGCTGGCTATACCACGAATGCGTACTACTAATGGATTTACGCCGAGAACTAGGATTAATTAGGAAAAACTATAGGCAATACCAAAGGGACTATGGGGAAACCGTTGTCTGGTATGAGTTCATCCCTTTAGGTACCAACACCACCACAACATCTGTTTATGACGATGTCTACGATGAAGGTCTCTACGGAACTGGTGGTCGCAAATTTAAAGAAGGAATTACCTTACCTGTGCTCATGGCTTCCGAAACGGAAGATCAAAAGAGGGCTATCCCCGAAGGTCGCCAACCTGTAGAACTTACTAACCTTGCAATATCTATTGAAGACATGCGCTCCGCAGGTATAGCAGAACCCTATGAATACCGGCGTCACTTAAATGACATGTTTTTCTACGATGGGCGTTACTTCTCCGTACAGTCATACCGTGTTCGTGGTCGTCTAAAAGATGACGTTATTGCCGTTGTTGAAGGTATTGAAATTTACATTAACCAAGAAATGCCTTTTGATCCGGGGCCAACCGCCATGAACATTGAAAACCTTCCTTGGCCCGCAGCACTGTCTATTCCGAACTGATAAAATAGTATTTGTCCGGCGAGCGCCGTGACAATACAACGCCCAGACCGACAGGAGTAGCCATATGGCTCTACGAACCTACATACAAGGTATCCTCCATTGAGTCGTTCTGGGTTCTTATTAGCCGAAGATGAGGCTATAAAAGAACGCTTTACCGGTCTTACTGTTTCTGATGACCGCAACGCATCCCGTCCAGTTCAAGTGTTTTTTAGGTATCCAGAGGGTGAAACCGAAAGGTTCTACCCTTTTATCACCATTGAACTTATTGACATTGTCTACTCTCGTAACCGTCAACATTCTGTTGTTAATCAATATGCTTATGTAGAAGGGGACGCATGGGCAGATAACCCCGCCGCCCTTACTTATTGGCCTTCGGTATCAGACACGTTAACCGTTCCTGCTAACCATAAATACTCTCGTACTACAGAGTTTGTTCCTGTAGATATTCTGTATCAAGTTTCTACATTTACCCGTAGTGCTCTCCACGATAGGCAACTGACCGCCAAACTTCTTTATGACGTTGTGCCATTCCGGTATAACTCTATATACATTCCCGCCGACAACACTTCTCGTCGGTTTGATTTGCTGGATTGGACTACGGCTGACCTCCTCGATCCTGAGGCTGGTTACCGTAAGCGCATTTTCCGCAAAATATACACATTACAGATGACGGCAGAATTGCCATCGTCTGATTTTGTTGGAATCAAGCAGGCTACTCAAATTAAGACTACAATTATACCAAGCAGTGAACCTTTTTAATCACCCCTGTATCCACTTTTAGGAGTCATAATGGCATACGAACGCCCCGGCGTCTACGTTCGAGAAGTCCCTTCTCAAACTCAAATTAGCACCCAAAACACAGCCACAGCAGCAGCCTTTTTAGGTACCGCTCTTCGTGGTCCAACCACACCTGTATTGATCAACTCATGGTCAAACTATGTGTCTACCTTTGGCCCCCTCTCCAATGACTACGACCTTGGTTATGCTATCTACAGTTACTTTGCTAACGGTGGTCGTGATGCCTACGTTAGCCGTATTGTTGCTTCCGATTCAGTTGCTGCAACTGCAACCCCAACAGCAACGACCACAGGTGGCTCTCCTACTTCAGTAAACTTATTTACTTTGACAGCAAAGTCTGTTGGTATTTGGGCTAACTCATCAAGTGCTTCAACAGGACTTCGTGCCACCATTACCTTTGACCCATCAACAACCACTTCTCTCACAGCAACAACGTTGAGCGTCAGCAGTACTTCAGTGTTCGGTCTAACCCTTACTTTGGATGGTGTTGAAGTAGAGCGTTGGCAAGAATTGAGTCTTAACCCAACTTCTGGTCGTTACATTAAAGACGTTCTTAACTTGTTCTCAGTTTACGTAAACTGCGGTACACCAGTGGTAATTGCTTCTGGTTCTACCTTGACAGAGACAGTTGATACCGGAACTACTTCAACGACAACTGCCTTCACAAGCGGTACTGCTGGTTCAGCAACAGTTAACGAAACCACATGGGGTAACGCTCTTGCTCTTTATAACTCAATCAAACTTCCTCTTTTAATTAACTTTGTTGGTCAAACAACAACTGCTATTGTAGATAAAGCACTTGATTACGCTGCAACTCGTGGTGACTCGTTCGTTATCATTGACTGTGGTCTTACGACAACGGCAGACACCATCAACGTTAGTTACGGTGGAAACAAGGGTTACGGAGCCGTTTACTTCCCAGCCTTGGTCTTAGCAGATCCTGCTCGTAGCGGTCCTGCCGCTGTACGCAACTGCTACCCCGGTGGAACTGTTGCAGGTGCCTTCATCCGCTCAGAGACTACCCGTGGAGTTGCTAAAGCACCTGCTGGTTACAGTCTTGACCTTCGTAACGTCTTTGGTCTTACTGTTTCTCCTACCGAAGCACAGGAAGCATCTTTATACAACACCAAGAACGTAAACGTCATCCGATCTATCCCGGGTGGTATTTACGTGATCAATGGTGCTCGCACATTGGCAGCAAATCGCCCAGACAAGTACATCACAATTCGTCGCTCACTGAACTTTGTTAAATCAATTGTTGAAGCACAAACTGCATTTGCCGTATTTGAACCAAACGATTCACGGTTGTGGGCAAAAATTAACAACACCCTTTCACAAACTCTTACCAATTTCTGGGCAACCGGAAACCTCAAAGGATCAAGCGCTAGTGAAGCCTTTTACATTATTTGTGATGACACTAACAACACCTCTACAACTATTGGCGATGGTTTTGTCAACGTTGAAATTGGTGTGTCATTACTTAGCCCAGCCGAATTTATTGTTATCAACGTCAGCCAATGGGCTGGCGAGAACGCCTAATTAAGGAGAAATATGACTACGCCTACCACTACTGTTTTAACACAGCGGACAGACCCTCTACGTAACTTTAAATTTCGTGTAGAAATTTTGCCTATTAATGGTGATACTACAAAAGGTCTTGGTAAAACCCTTAAAAACATCGGTCAAATTGGTTTTGCCCAAGTTAGCGGTTTGTCTGTAAACAACGAAGTCATCACATACCGTGAAGGTGGAATGAACACCCATGCTCACAAGTTTGTTGGTCAGTCTGATTTTGCCCCTGTAGCGTTTGCTCGTGGTGCATTTTCTGGGCAAGATCAACTGTGGCAATGGCAACGATTCATGCACGCATGGGTTGGTGGCGGAATCTCAGGAGACGCAGACCTTGCAAAAGACGGTGATTACCGTTGCAACATTCTTGTTAAAGTATATGACCACCCACACACTGGTAGTGGACCTGTAGGTGGCACCATTGACGGTGCTCTTCCTTTGCGTTATGCTTACGATGGTGCTGCTCTTAATGGCACAAGTAACACTGTTACCCCCGGTCGAGTTAAGTTGCAATATAAGTTATACAACTGCTGGCCCGGTTCATACTCATTGAGTGACCTTTCCGCAGGGGATACCACAGGTATCATGGTTCAAACATTGAATGTACACCACGAAGGTTTTTACATTGACTGGACCGGCGAAGAAAACCTTGCTCTAAAATAAATAATTTAAAATATAAAATAGGAGAATAATATGGACATCGCCTCTGAGGCGTCGGCGCTTAACAAAGCGCTAGAAGACCCTGTACCACGAATGGACACTCACCCAGAAAGTGTTGTTGAACTCTATGTAGGTTTGCAAGACAGTGATGGGGAGTGGCAAACAACTGCAATTGTCCGTGAATTGAATGGTTCTGACGAAGAGGCTTTGGCTTCTTTGGAAGCAAAAAATGGAAGTAGTTATGCAGACTACATGTCATTTTTGTTAAAACGAGCCGTTGAATCTATTGGATCTATCCATATCTCACAAAACAAAAACGTTGTAGACAACCTTATTGTGGGTGACCGAGACAAATTGTTTATGGCAATTGTTGAAGCCACTTACGGAAAAGTAAGGGAGTACGAAGTTGCTTGTACTTCTTGTGGAGAACCAAATGATGTCTTTGTAGACATCACTACCTTTCCAGAAAAGCCTTTGAAAAAAGGTATTAAAAATACCATCACGACCTCCTTGAAAAACGGCACAAGTGTTGAGTTAAGACTTCCTACTAATGCGGACAGTCTTGCCACCATGAAATCCGCTAAAACCACCGCAGAGCAAAATACGTTAATGCTGGCACGCTGTGCCGTTGGCATTGAAGGAAACCCAGTTGACTGGGCTAAATCTCTTAATATGGGAGACCGCTCCAATCTTGTAAAAGCCTTGCTGGACAGCCAGCCGGGTCCTGAGATTGGGGAGGTGAATGCCCAGTGTGCCCATTGCGAGGAAAAGTTTGCGATGGTTCTCGATTGGGCCTCACTTTTATTCGGTTAATCTGAATAACCTATATTGGGAATATGACTTCATAGCCTCCGCATACAGTGGATTCACTTTGTCAGATATACGCACAATGTCCAAACGTCAAAGAAAGTTCTGGGCATCTATGGGAAAATGGCATAATAGTGGAGATTAATTTTTATGGCTGAAACATCTTTAGGTGGGGGACTTGGTGGTGACCCTTTTGGCGGGCAACTTGGTGCGCCCGGTCCTTTGGGAACCTCTTCTGCTTCTAGTGATGCTCGGGGCACCAGTAAAGGTATTGCTTCCGTAGGTACTCTTCTTCGTTCATTTGCTGACTCCAAACTGGTGTCAAACCTTGAGCGTATGGCTAAAGCGATTGCAAACTTACGAAGAAGTACCGATGGCGGTAGTGGGGGTTCTAGCAATAGCGGAGCCGACCGGGCGAAAGACCACGCAAACACAGTTCAGCAAAAAGATGCACAGCGTCCTGCTGGTGGTGGTTTTACTAACTTTGCTGGGGGCTTCACTGGCAGTGGTGGTGCCGGTAAAGCAGGAGCCTACGGTGCTGCTGCCGGAGCAGTCATGCAACTTGGTTCCATGGCTGTTGCTGGCATTGATAAGCGCACTGACAATATGTACGGGCAAGCATTGTCCTATGACAAATTGTCCATGCTCTACCAGCAAACACAAGGAATTTCTCAAAATAGATTTGCTAGTGCTGTTCTACAGCCATTGACACAGTACAAACTGGGTACGGGTGGAGCGTCTTCTCTTCTAGCACTACAAGCCCAAACAGGTCTTAGCGCACAAGGGAACGCACGAGGAATTGCGGGTCTTCGTGCTTCTTCGGGGTTCTCCTATAGCACCCAAGACATGGCTCAGATGATGGCGACTTTGGCATCTCCACAAGTAAACAATCGTATGACCATGACCATGGGAACGGGTATGTATGGTCCCGGTGGTAGTCAACGAAATATGATGGAAGTTGTCCAGCAAGTAGTTCGTTCCTCTGGGCTAACTAATGAGGGCATGGTTAAAGGCGCCATGCAACTTGGGTCGATTAGTCGTGCCCGCCTTAGCGCAATGGGTCTTCCTGAAGACATGCAAAACATGGTTTTGCAATACGCACAACAAAATGTGCAATTTCAGAAAAAGGGTGGGAAGGGAATGTACAACCCTGATGATCCTTCCCAACAAAAACTTATGGGGATCAAAGATAATTTTGCTAACCAACAAGAAAAAACACAACAAGTGCAAGAACAACGTGACGTACAGTTTTATAAAAGACAAAACGATAACTACGCCCAATTAGAAAAGAACACACAAGGGTTGATTAAAGCCTTTGGAGCACTTGAAGAAAGAATGCAGGCTGTTATTGGTGCTCGTATGGGTACCCGTAACAACAAAAATGTGGCAATTGGTAAAACCATCCTTGGTGGGCTTTTGGCTGTTGGTGGCATTGCCGCTGCACCGTTTACAGGGGGTACCAGTCTTGCTCTAACCGCTGCTGGAATACCCCTTATTACTTCTGGTGCATCTGGGTTCTCTGGTCCTAGTGGTGACCCAATGCCCTCAAGCAAACGAGACTACAGCGTTGGCTACGGCGGTAAAAAGAAATCCCTTGCCGAGGCTGCAAACATTCCAACCGTATCAAAATTAAACCCTAAGTTCCGTGAACGTATTCTTAAAATGATGCAAGACAACCCCGCCGTGGGTGTTGGTGAAGGTTACCGCAGTAGCGCCACTCAACGACAAGGTTTTTTGCAACGGTACAGTAAAACTTCTGACAAAACGGACATCTTTTGGGAAGGTTCGTACTGGAAGAAGAAATCCGGTGTTGCACCCATGACCCCTCCGGGGATGTCAATGCACGAAATTGGTCTTGCGGCTGACCTTACGGGTGACCTTGATTGGGTTCAAAAGAACGCATCCAAATACGGTTTGAAGACTTTTGCTGGGGTCAATGGAGAGCCTTGGCACGTACAGCCAGCGGAGTTACCTGACGGTCGTAGCGCATACGAACGAGAGGGCGCCAAATGGGGTTTAAATGGCGCTACAGAGCGTCTAGACCCCGGTGCGGTCATTGCTGGCATGAAAGACGGAATCGTCTCTGACCAGTCTCTAGGGGGCAAATCTGGTGGCGGTGGTGGTAACTCTATCCTTTCGTTCTCTCAAAGTTCTATTACGGACAGCATTCTCGGAGCAAGAACAGCCAATCGCATGAACCTTGGTAGCGGTGGGCAAGATGCATCGGGAGGAACAGTTTCTAAACTTGGAAGCAGTTCTGCCACAACTGCCGCAAATAGGAAAAGCAGAACATTAAGTGGCACTGAAGTCGCTCGAATATTCTATAAAGCAGGTTTCCGTGGCGCTGACCTTGTAAAAGCCGTGGCAATTGCACAGCGTGAATCTAGGTTTGTGACAGGGGCATTTAACCCCGATGCTAAAACAAAAGACTTGTCCTACGGTTTAATGCAAATCAACATGCGTGGAAACTTAGGTCCTTCCCGTCTTAAACAATTTGGTATTAAATCAAACGAAGAACTTTACGATCCTGACGTAAACGCTCGGGCTGCCTATGCTATTTATAAGTCCACCAATAAAACATTCCATATGTGGGGTGAATACCGGGGGATGGATTCGTCTAAAAATACAAACACCACCGCTGCTACTAAATATGTAAAGGCAGCGGGGTACCCCACTACGGGCGACCCTATGCCTGTTCGCTCAATGCAGATGAGTGGTGGTGGGGGAACTTATGTTGAAGGCGCTTCTATTAACATTAATGTGCCAATAACAATTAATGGTGGTGGAGTAGACGCACACAAGGTTTCTCAAGATGCCGCTAGAGCGATTGAACGAGAACTTAAAATTGCTTTGATGAGGAGAAACTAATGGCTGAACGTTATTCAACAAACGCCTTTGCAAACTTTAGTGATATTGGTAGTGGGATCGGAACATCCGCAGGACCTGCTTTTGGTTCTTTCACCGGGCGTACAGACAGTGTTATCTCTGGGGACAACCCCGACTTTCTATATCCCGGAAAAAGTTTACGCAATGCCCCTGTTGGTACATCGGTAAAAATACAGCGTGGTTATATGCGTATGCTTTCAGATGGTGTTAAAGGTGGTTCAGCATTATCTAGAAAACGTTTACATTTTCAGTTTAATCCTGACACTCTTGTACGTGCCGTAACTGCTCGTAATGATATTCAACAATGGATGAACCAAGATCCCTTGCAACTAACCCAAGCAATTCCGGGTGATGCCAACTTTTCTTTTGAATTGTTGTTTAATCGTGAAGCAGAAATAGTTACTAGTTCTTACAAAGCGGGATCAAGTGTAATTAAATCCACTGCTCCGGCAAACCTTAATTTGCAAACAGCCGGAAGTGAGACATCCCAATCTTTGTCTATCCCTCACAGCGCTGTTACTGATATTGGTGTTCTTGCAGACCTAATTGTTTTTGACGAAATTATTGGACAAGGTGTTAACACCAGTCTCATTAACCAAGTAATTAAAAATGCTGCTGCCCTTAACGCAAAAAAACGTGCAGACTACGCTGCAAAATTTACTGTATCGGATCAACCTACTTCCTTGGCTACCGCAACCGTTACTTTAGACGGAAACGAAATTAAAGAAGTAAAGATCCAAGGAACCAATGGCGGGGGAAGCGGTTATACATCTGCTCCTGTAGTCACCCTAGAAGGTGGCGGTGGTGGTACAGGTGGTTCACTTGAAGCCATAGTACTTGATGGAAAAGTAACTGAAATTAAAGTACTTGCTAAAGGCTCGGGTTATACCCAAGCCCCTACCGTAAAGTTTGAAGGTGGCGGTGGCGGTACTTCATCAAGTAGTTCAGAAAAAGATGCGCAAGACCAAGACCCCGGAACGTTTGATGAGATTGCAGCACGTACGGCTATGACAAGCAACTTTGGAAACTCTGCTTTCCTTGTTTCTTTACCAGTACGTATTGTATTTTCTTCTTTGTTTATGGTTGAAGGGTTTATTACTTCAACACAAGTAACATTTAATAAGTTTAATCCGCACATGGTTCCAACACAATGCGTTGTTGGTGTAACTATGCAAGCCTTGTACATAGGTTTTGCTAGAAAAGATACTTATTTAACTTTGCAACTAGCCGCAGGTATGAAAGCCGCCGATGAAGCGTTAGAAGAACAAGCAGTAACTGAAGCCGCTGAACTTAGCGCAACAAAAGAAATCAGTAGAAAAATGTTTGATTCCCATGTTGTGGGGGCCTCTGGAGAAGAAAACAATCTCAGCCCAAAACTAATATTTGATAATGGTGACTACACACAAACAGTTGCTTTCCAAGTAAAGGCAAATCCCGTTTTAAGAAATGAATATAAAAAAGGTTCTATTAAATCCATCTCCCAAAGAGGTGAGTGGACAATTACCTATAAAGGAAACACTGCTGGTGGTTCGGCATACACGGCATCATTGCCACCGGGGGCTACCAAATTTGACGTTGGCACCGTGTGGTCTTTATCACAAACCTCTGAATTTAACCCACAAAGCATAAAAGATGGACAAGATACTATTTTATTAAAATACACTCTTGAAAGCGGTCGCCCTGAAGCAGGGCAAGATGTGGACAAAACATCTACTAGTCAATATGAGATTAACTACGAAGTACGGTTTACCATAACTACTTCTTCTGGTAACTCTGTAGAATCTTTGCAATACGCAAAAATGACCCCAAAAACAATTAGTTTTAATAACAACTTAAGATTTCAAGACGTAGGGGGAATACTGGTAGACCCAGCCCCCGCAGCAACTGCCGCTAATCCTAAAGGAAATAAAGTTAAATGATTACTTTTGCTTCACGGTATACAACATCGGTAGCGGCTGATGGAACAGTTGTTGCTGTTCGCAAACCAAAGTATACGGAAAAGTATTCTGTGTATACAGTTCGTGAAGGCGACACGTTGGATCTTATTGCAACCGAACTTTACGGCGACCCTTCTTTGTATTGGCGTATTGCCGATATGAACCCCCATATTGTTTTTCCTAACGCAATACATTTTGGGGATGTACTGAGACTTCCTGAATGATATTTAAAAGTTCTTTCCCTAACTCGCCAACCGTTAAAATAACCATTGACGGAGTGCCCGTTGATTACACCTCTATAGAGTCTATTCAATTTTCATTTTCTGAAAATGAACACGATTTTGCTGAGTTTACTTTTACAGGTCTTGTGCCAAAAGCGGTCACTGACTACCTCAACCGCCCTGTGTTTATCTCTATTCAATACAGTCCCACACAAGTTTCTAACTTTTATGGTTATATTGCTTTTGTTGAACCTGAGGCTATAACCCGTAAAGGGTACATAAACAAAAGCCCTATACAAAAAGCACATGTTGTTTGCTTTGGCGCAAGTTATGACATGAAGGCAAAGAAAAGCCGTTCATGGGATTTGCAAAACATCAAAAACATTGTTTCTACTGTTGCCATGGAATATGGGTATTCTTATGCTGTTCCAGACGATTCATTTATTATTTCTAGATTAGTTCAATCCCAAGAGTCTGACTGGGAACTGTTAGTTAAAGCATGCAACATGCTTGGTTACCGTGTTACTACTAGCGGTGGGCACATACATGTCTACGACCCATATAAAACAATCTCTCGGGCAATGCCTTACGCAGAGTTAACAACCCTTTCCGATGAGCAGGGAAATGCTTCGTACTATCCCGGACGTGTTATGGAGTTTAGGGGTACCTTTGGTTCCCTCACTCCACTGGGGTCGTCAAACACATTTACTTTTGAAACGCTTGACAATGATGGAAAGTTATTAACATACTCCACTGATGGGGAGTCCATGGGATTGGGTTTAGTCTTTCCCGCTCGGTTTAATGACACAGTAACTTTTAATACAACTTCTAAAGAGGCTTTAGAAAAGTATGCATTAGCCACCAAGAAAAACCGTGCCCCTTTTCATGCAGAAGTAGTAGTCACAGGTATTCCTGAAATAGTTCCCGGTTCACTTATAAAATTATCTAAATACGACAGCCGCTTTGATGGTTTTTGGATGGTACAAAAAGTAACCCAAAAAGTAACAAGATCTAATTACATTACTGAATTATGTATTGTAAGAGATTCGACCAATGAGAGTAACCCTGTTATTGCTAATGGTCAACCTTATGTATTCCCTGCTCCACCTGTGCTAAAACAGGGTGTTTGGGTTGCTGAAACAAGGACAGAAAACGTATATGCATAGAGCAATTGTTAACTACAGTAACTCCACTACTGGGGACATCCATGTAAAGATTCCTTCGGTAACTGGACTTAACTCTGTTATTGCCCTTTCAAAGATTGGGCGCAAAGCACCGTGGGTTGTTCCTGATATAGGGGAACAAATATTAATTACTTCTGATGACTCTAACTTTACTAACGTATTTTGGATACAAACAGACGCTGTCCCAACCTTTACGTACAAAGTTGGGGATACAGGACCCGGTGGTGGCGTTATCTTTTTTGTTGATAGGTATGATGAATATGCAGGGTTTACGTACCTTGAAGTAGCCCCAGTTAGTACACAAGTTCCAAGAAGTTGGGCTACCAATGTTAACTCAAACCAATCAACAACCGTTTCTGGTGCTGATTCAAGGG